CTCTACGCTTACGGTCTCACCAACATAATTATTAAAAAATACTGTGCTGTATCCGCAACCATATTCGAACACTTTGCTTTCTTTAGATAAAACGTCTTTCAAGAATGCTATAGCCGGAAATGTCATCCATGGCGTTACCCCTTCTTCATCACAAGGAAAGTCGTTGAACCATCCGTTTGGTTGTAGATAAAGATATGCATGTGTGCTTAAATGTGAACTAAGATCATTTGCTAGGCTCAATCTCTGTGCGCCATCTTGTTCTACTAATGTTATAGGTTTTTTCATGTTTTTGCTGATTCAATATATTCTAGGAAACTTCCGTACAAAGTTATCATCATAGCAATTTTGCTATCATATATTCGTATATATGCTGATTTTGGTTGTTGGTTTTTTAAACCTATGTACCACGGACATTTCAACTTCTTGCCTAGGTTCAATGTGAATTTTTTTAAATCTTCTTTTTTGATACTCTTATATTTCTCATTAGAGAACACAGGAAAATCATAATACTCTATTTCTGCTAGAGAAAATGCCTCCATACCGTCTTCAGTCAATCTTAATCCGCTACCACTGCGTCCAGTAGCCCACCACTTAAACAGTAAATCGTTGATTGCGTTTTTAGGTTGAGATTGATCTATCTCTAAGATATCTATTAATGCCTGAGTCAAATCTCGTTTAGTCTTCATCAGGGTAAACTTGACGGCCCTGGTTCATGAATACAACAGTAAACTTATCCGTCTTGAATTGCGCATTCAATTTACGACAGAGATTTCTTGCATGACCTGGATTGCTGAAACTAGTCTTTTTGTACTTCGGTGCAGCCTCGTTTGCGAGGTAATGTTGACTCTTTAAGTTGATCGGTTGGTTTTCATAGAACACGGCCCATATACCACTTGCTTCCACGATCTGGTCGCATTTGTATGTTGTCTTATCTACATGTTCAAGTATTACCTTGGGTTGCGTTCTGCTCATTTAAAACTTCCACCTGTTATCTCAACTTTGATGACTTCATCTTTATTCTTGTCCTCAGAATTTAGTTGATGAAGATCGGCTAGCAATTTTGCGATCTCATCCTTCAAAACCCTGGCTTCTGACATGGGTAAAACAAAGTCTTTTGACTTCTTGCTCTCCATGAGAGAAACCCTATCAAAGAACCTCTTTATATGAATCATCTTAACTATTTAGTTGACTGACGGCCTCATCTTGAGTTTTAAAGGGCCCGTTATAAGGATAACGCTGGATAAAGATGTATTTAGGGCAAAAAACAGTTTCTTTATGACCATTTTGGTCGATATTGAACCATCCTGCTACATGATAGCATTTGCTTTTGGTATTTTTAGTGAATACATGTAACTTACGCTTGACATCGAAAATGTTGTTGTAAGTCCTAACAGGAGTAGGATATTCAGGATAGGGCATCTCGACCTTAGTCCTATCAGATTTCATGGGCTGAAAACTGATTTTAGTCTTTGACTGAATGTCCTTAGTATTATTAAATTGCAATGCACTACCATTCAGCACAACCTCATAACCGGCGCTGTTGGCTTGTACGTTCCCTACTTTTTTATCGCCATCAGTAACGACCCAATATTGGTCTTTGATGATGGGTTTCGCGATCAGTTCTGTCATAATTACCTCTTTAAAAGTTTGAATAGGTCATGCTTATTCTTTGGAGACCAGTATTTAGCCTCTTTTCCGCAATCCCCAGAATATCCTCGTTCCGAATAGCAATACTTATAATCCGCAGGCAATGTCTTACCGCCGGTCACTGGATTAAAGTCTACTACACTTTTCTTACCTGTTCTCTTGCACTTATACCATTGCTGTCCAGGAGTCAATAATTTGTTTGGGTAGTCATACCAGGAAACGAATGCATGTATGCAATCCTTGCATAGCATATCTTTGTTTAATGTGTCACTCATTTCTTATAGCCTCCCAAAATTCTTTGATGATAGGTTTGCGATTAATTCTGTCATGTCATCCTCTTTAAATGATTTCTTCCCAAGTAAAAATTTGTACTAATCTACTGTCATTCCCTGTACCGAAACTAGGTCCGGGGCCGTGAAACTTATTCGCAGGGTAAACGATCAAGCGATTATATGTGACATATGAAACCATATTTATGTCCCATTGATTAAGGTTTTGATCATCCTTGTGTTTTAATAAATTTATAACCTGTGTACTATCTATAGCACGATCCATACCAGTGTCTTTGTGCGTATAGAATATAGTTCCGGGCTGTACTATATCCTTATTAAGATATAACACCCCGGCGTAATAATTTTTTTGGATACTATCTACGTGACATACATTTTTAGATACTGTTCCTTCAGGGCTTAATCTGAATTTTCCACTATCCATGTTACGCATTTGACATAGATTTTTACCTAATATCCTAGACACTTTAGCATCTATCCACCTAGGGTTATGTGTATTGATGCTCATTTTTCCTGCCCATGGGGCGTTACCAAACTTATATCCTTCACTAAATCCATCCTGAGCATACTCATAGGATAAGGCTAATTCCCTGATACTATCAGGATCATCATAGAAATCATCAATTATGATTAATCCTAAATTCATTCCTGTAATGCCTTCCAAAACATTTCATTATCTTTAACGTTTGCGCCGGGTCTCAACCAACCTTTATTATTGATCATGCTAACTCACCCTTATAAGGACTGTTCAGCCACTTAGCATATGTCTCGGCTTGTTCACTAATCTTAGCCAGTTCATACTTACCGCAAAATTTCATGAAGTGAATGCCTACTTGCGATGTGGTTTGTGTGCGCACACCTGAAGCGATGCTAGCATCTACCTTATCCTTTATTTCGTCAGGTTGTGCGGTCAAGTCAATCAATAGTCGATTGCGCTCATAATCTTCACGCACACGATGTTCTACACCATCGGGGTCTACCCAACGTTGCAACATCATGTTATTCCAATTGAAACCTTGCTTGTTGCGATCTGCATAGGCTTCGATTAGACCAACCTTGTTCTTGCTACCCTTAGTGCGAACACCTGGGTATGCACTGAACACATTGTCACCGGCGTCACCGCGCATGATCTTCTCAAAGAGATGGAACTGTGGGTCACCTAGTAGTTTGGGTTCTTTAGTTTTCTTATCCTTGACAGGCTTGCCCTTGTCATCAAAATAACCTTCTAGCGTGATCAATTGGTTAGCGACACCGTTATATTGCTTCACGTTCTCACTAATCAATTGAACATAGTCTGTGTCGCTACTGATGATATAATGTTCATCGTTGGGATGTAGATATACAAATCGTGCTATAAGGTCGTCTGCCTCAGCACGTTCATGTCTGAGTACGCTAACGTTAGTCTTCTCACGAAGGAACGTAGTGAACATATCATACGTTTCCCAAAACATCTTGTTTTCTTCTTGCTCTGCTTCTGTGAGTGATGCTTCAGCAACTTTACGATGTGCCTTGTAAGGTGCATATACATCCTTGCGCCACGATCTACCTTCAAGACAGAATACAACGTGGTCGATGCCATACTTACGCACAACTTGATTTACACTAGCAAGTGTCAAGTGTAGTGCCATGCCGATCTTTTCCCAAGTATCGCTGTTGCGACTTGCGATGTGACGGGCACGGAAGAACGTATTAGCAGTATCGATCAGAGCATATTTCACAAGTACACCTATTTAGTAGAATAATATACGTATATTATACTAGGTGTTTGCGAATATGTCAACTGACTTCAGTACGCCCGTTACCCAAATCGCGCTGATTGACAACACGCATGTCATTTCTACGCTTGTCCGGATCAGCTATCTCTTGTTCGTACATCTCAAGTGCGATGTTACGGCAGACTGTTTGGAACCAGCGATCCACGATCTCATTGTCAGTGTCAGTCTCGCTTTTCTTATATCCTGATTTAATCAGGTTAAGAAGGAACTTGTCGTTCCAATCCAATTCAAAAGCGCCATTGTTGATATTATTAGGGTCTATGTCTACCCTGTTGATAGCAATATAGGGCTCACCATCTTTAGTAGCCTGTTCTTTAGGGCTGAGTTTCTTTTCAGCCTTTTCTTTTTTTGGTTTAGGAGGATCCTCGCTCGGAAGATCAGACCTTGGTCCTTGTTCTTTTTTCGCCTCTAACCCAAAAACTTTTTTTATTTTGTCGAACATGCTTTACCTTTATTGATGGCCTCACGTATGGAATTAACCATGACACTTTCGAGGTCTACATCATACTTAGTCGTGTCTGTAACGTACCCAGATATTTCTGTGATATCACTAGACTTTAACTTAAGGTCAAATCCATCGCCGGTCTTGACTAAGTTCTTTACTACAGTGTCACGGTTAACAATGAACGAACCATCGTTACGCAATACTAAAGTAATGTCACATATCAAACTAGGATCCAACGTGTCTTTGTTGTTAGTACCATTACTATTGGTAAACTTAACAATAAAAGTTTTGCGCAATGAACCATTTTGTTTGTACATGCTTTGGCTCAACTGACTTTTAAGTTCCATAGTGATCTTATGTTTATTCCAATAAAAATCTTTATGGTCCTCACGCAAACAGTCTAGTGTACCATCCTGAGAAGCAATGAGTTCTTCACAAACAAACCCCTTCATGAATCTAAGTTGTTTGTTGTTCAGTTGCTCTAGACTATTGCCGAAACTGGTAATGAAATTCCAGTCGTACTTCTTAAGATCATTGATTATTTGTTGCATAGTCGTGTAGTTTAAAACTTGCAAGATTCTTAGCCTTGCTTTCGCACATTATATCAGCCCATGACCAATGAGAAATTGCCCAATCATTTACAGCATTATTCCAATAGTAATCGCTGTGTGCCCTTAGTTTCTGTTTGTTATGGCCAGATTCTAATAGTGTTGTCAAGCAGGGACGACTGACAGTGCAGGCATCAGGTAGATGCTCTTCTCTTGAAACACTATAGTGTATGACAGGGCGCACACCGCGCCAACTATCAATAACCATATCAATGCGTGGGTCAGATTCTTCAATGTATTCTCCAGTCTTAATCCAATGATGATGAATGTCTAGCACCAAAGCGAGATCGTTTGCGAGTTCGAGGGTTGAGTCGAGTCCCCACGACATTTCTTCGTTTTCGATTGTGATGGCATTTCGTGCTTCGGGGCTGAGTCTTGAGATAACTCTTTTGATACCGTCGGGGCCTTGGCGACCACTGATGTGGACATTGATCTTGATGTCCTGAAATTGTTTACCGTACCCCATCCAACGGGCCATATCCACATGATATTCAAACTCCTCTATACTCTTATTTACTACCTCAGGACGATCACTAGCCAAAACGACAAACTGATCGGGATGAAACGATAGTCGAACATCGTTTGCTCTAGCAGTCTCACCGATAGGAGCCATCCAGCGTTCTAGACTATCACGCACATCCTGCCGCTGCCAGAAAGGCTTGTACTCATCCATAGTATAGAATGATAGCATATCACTAGTGATACGCAACATACGTAATTCATTGGGTAATTCTGCAACTTTTTTGACAAGTGCATGAGTATTAAGAATGTTGCGTTTCGCTACATCCATGATTTTATCTTCGACAACTTGACGGCTACTTTGACGCTTTGCCCATGCGTAAGTAGTGCCACCTGTGTTCAGGCCCTCGGTGCTAGCGATCTCACCCTTTTTATTGATTTCTGCCCATTTGCAAGCGAAACCAATACGCTGAATGTCTGAGTTAAATGTCATAGTGATAAATATTACTATAATTGTTTAGGAATGTCAACATGAATTTTAGAAAACTCATCAAATTGGTAACCGAGGGCGTAAGCCCATTTAGCAAAGACCTCAAAGTCATGAGCCTTGACCAATTCGTGGATAGCGAAGGTAAGGGCAAAGATGATGTCGATGAAGAGAAATTGAGTGGTGTCACAAGCCGTAAGTTTGATAAAGATGAGTTGACATCATATCTTGACAGAATTATTGGTAAAAGTAAAGAGAAACAGGACAAATTCCAAAGACCATATATCCATAGTGGTAATATCCCAATCGTTAACGATGAGGGTAAGAAATATGACCTAGATGCCCTTCGCAAGACATTTACTGAACGCCCAACAAAGATTCTCAAACAAAATGAAAAGATGCAACATAGTGATGGCACAAGTAGCATTTTCTTCAATGTGGGTCTACCTGCACTAAAAGGTCTTGCTGTTGATGAAGACACGGGAGAGTTTATCGTTATTGATACTTGCCCCGGTGCTGGTGCATGTAAGACATTCTGCTATGCCATGAAGGGCGGTTATGTTCAGTGGAAAGCAAGTTCATTGAGTTCTACTAAACTGTTGAATTTCTTATACAATGACCCGGATGGGTTCATGTCAATGCTCAGTGATGAGATTTCAAATGCTGAGAAAAAATACGGTAAGAAGGGTACAAAGGTAGTTGTGCGTTGGCACGATGCTGGTGACTTCTTTAGTCCACAATACTTAAAGATGGCATATGATGTCGCTAAGGATCATCCTGATGTAGACTTCTATGCTTATACTAAGATGGCTTCAG